ACCATTTCAAAAGAGAGATTTGAAGAATTTATTGCACCATTTATGGAAGCAGATGATGATGTTGATTTATCTTCAAGACCTCGTGAAGGTGATTTAGTATTTTTCCCACTAGGACAAAGATTGTTTGAGATAAAATTTGTAGAGCACGAAGAACCATTTTATCAATTAGGTAATACTTATGTTTATAAACTGAAATGTGAATTGTTTGAATATGAAGATGAGGTTATTGACACTTCTATTGAAGTAATTGATACTCAAGTGCAAGATGAAGGATACATTTCAACATTACAACTTGTTGGAGTTGGTAGAACAGCAACAGCAACACCAATTTTATCTTCTGGATATATTCGAGAAATATTTTTAAATAATGATGGTTCTGGATTTACGGGAACTCCAACTGTTTCAATTAGCACATCTCCAAATGGAAATCCAATAGCAAATGCAGCAGCAGTTGCTTTTACAACTGAGAGAGCAGGTGTAAGATCAGTTGAAAAGATTTTATTAACAAATGCTGGTTCAGGTTATACAACTACACCAATTATTACCATATCAGGTGGTGGTGGAACAGGTGCAGCTGCAACTTGTTCAATTGACACTGCATCTCAGGGTGTTGTAAGATTTATTATGACTGATAATGGTGTTGGATTTGGAACTGTTCCTACCGTTACAGTTTCTGCTCCACCTGCTGGTATAGCAAGTGACCGTGCTGTTGGAATTGCTTCTATTGGTGATGCTGGTGCTGGATTCAATCGTGTTAATTCTATCTTCATATCTAATGCTGGAACTGCATATACAACAGCACCTACAGTTACAATATCTAATCCAGAGACTATTAGTGGAATAGGTACATACTTCTTCAATGAAATTGTTCAAGGAATGCGTTCAGGAACACAGGCAAGAGTTAAGAGTTGGGATGCAGATACTGGAATATTATCAATTTCAAATATTGGAATTGGAACTACAACAACAGGATTCTTCTATGGAGAGGATGTAAAAGGACTCACATCAGGAGCATTATTCAGTGTATCTGATTTTGACAAGGAAGATAGCACCGATAAATATAATGAAGGTGACATATTTGAATCAGAAGCAGATTTATTAATTGACTTTTCAGAGTCAAATCCATTCGGGAGTTTTTAATGACTTATCCAGCACCAGATAAAATAGAATATGATCCTTGGTTTGACGATAAGGTTGAACCATCGACTTTGTTAAAACGCACTAAAGAGCATAAACTAATAACTATACATGAAGTAATGTATCAGTTATCAAAGTTTAGTCACAACATGACAGGTGGATCTGAATTATTAATGTAAAAAAATGTTAGGGAATTATTTTTATCACGAAATTATAAGAAAAACAGTTATTGCCTTTGGCACACTGTTTAATGATATTCATGTGCGTCATGATGATGGTGCTGGAAATGTAATATCTGAAATGAAAGTACCAATTGCATATGGTCCTAGACAAAAGTTTTTAGCAAGAATAACACAACAAGCAGAATTAAATAAAGCAACTCAAATTACATTACCTAGAATGTCTTTTGAGATTACAAATATATCATATGACTCTACAAGAAAAGCAGGTATAACCCAAACATTTAAAGCTCAGGATGTAAATAATAATAAGATGAAAAAGGTATTCATGCCTGTTCCATATAATCTAGGATTTGATTTAAATATTTTGGTTAAATTACAAGATGATGGATTACAAATATTAGAACAGATATTACCATTTTTTCAACCAGGTTTTAATATATCAATTGATTTAGTTAAGTCTATTGGAGAAAAGAGAGATATTCCAATGGTGCTTCAAAATATATCACAACAAGATGACTATGAAGGAGATTTTGCAACACGAAGAGCACTGATATACACTTTATCATTTACAGCAAAAACATTTTTCTTCAATCATATTGCAGATACTCCAGAAGGACTTATCAAAAAAGTTCAGTTGGATTACTATACAGATACAAATACAAGAACCGCATCAAGAGTTCAAAGATATACTGTTTTACCTAAAGCGAAAAAGGATTATAACGAAGATAATGTTATAGATACACAAGATGATGTATTAATCGAACCAGGTGATGATTTTGGATTTACAGAAACAAGTTCTTTCTTCGGTGATGCAAAAGAATTTAGTCCTACAAGGAAGGTAGACATCTAATGGCAAAAGGTTACGATTCTCTAAATGATACTTTCAACACAGATGACAGTGTTGAGGTTGATGCTATTGTAAAAACAGAAGGAGTAATCAAACCTAATGATGTCAACAAAGATTATGATTATACAAGAGGTAATTTATATTCACTAATTGAAAAAGGTCAAGAGGCAATTAATGGTATTTTAGATGTAGCACAGGGAAGTGACCACCCCAGAGCATATGAAGTTGCAGGACAATTAATTAAAAGTGTTGGAGATACAACTGATAAATTAATTGATCTTCAGACAAAAATGAAAGAATTAAAGAAAGAAGAAAAAGACTCACCAAAAACAGTTAATAATGCATTATTTGTTGGTTCTACTTCTGAACTTTCAAAGTTATTGAAAAACGGAGTTCTAAATAATAAGGTAGAAAAGGAAGAAGAATGAAGTCATTCAAAGAATTTGTACAAGAAAGTAGTTTAACAAGACTGAAGAGTAAGTCAGATAAAGGTGGTATGGCCGTTCTTTCTGGAAGTCGTGGAGATAAATCTGCAAAAGAAAATCGTGAAAGAGCAAAGCAATTAGATAAAGATATTCGTGGTAAAGGTTTGCCAGGTGCAACTAAAGTTACTGGTAGATATGATGAAAAAGATGATAAAACAGGTAAGGTTACTAAAGTAAAAGAAAGAAGTCACGTTGTAACTTCTGGAAAGATGGGTAAAAGAAAGTTTAAAAAAGCAGTCAAAGCACTTGGTAAAAAATATGATCAGGATGCAGTTATCACACAAACAAAAGGTGGTGGAGGTGCTACACTAAAAAGAACTCGTAAGGGTGGATTACCAAAAAGAAATATAAAACTTGGTAAGATGAAACCTCAAGGTAGAAATCCAGAGGCAGAAACTCAAATTAAAGGTAAAACATTTACTTACGAATCATACCTTCGTATTCAGGAAAGAGGTAAAACATATACAATAGTTCTTAACTGGAGAGGTAAATTAATTACAACTCAAATGTTTATTGCATCATTTAAGAGACCATCAAAGTCAGAAATGACTACAGAAGTGCAAAAGGTATACCCAACAGCAGTAGTAATGTACTTCAGTCCATCAACTGTAGACCCATCAAAACCGATGTTGTTTGCTGGACAAGAAACGTAAATTGTCATGAGTGAAATTTATCTTGGTAATCCTAATCTAAAAAAAGCAAATACACAGATTCAATTTTCTGCAAAGCAGATTGAAGAGTTTTTAAAGTGTAAAAATGATCCTTTATATTTTACACAGAAATATGTGAAAATAGTCAGTCTTGATGAAGGATTAGTTCCATTTAAACCATACAAGTTTCAAGAAAAATTAATTAAGAGATTTCATAAGACTCGTTTTAACATCTGTAAGATGCCTCGTCAGACTGGAAAGTCTACAACTGTTGTATCTTACTTGTTGCATTATGCTGTGTTTAATGATAATGTAAATATAGCAATACTTGCAAACAAGGCATCAACTGCTCGTGACCTTTTAGGTAGATTACAACTTGCGTATGAAAATTTACCAAAGTGGATGCAACAAGGTGTTCTCGTTTGGAACAAAGGTTCTCTGGAGTTAGAAAATGGATCCAAAATTCTCGCTGCGTCTACATCTGCATCTGCTGTCCGAGGTGGATCCTATAATGTCATCTTTCTTGACGAGTTCGCTTTTATCCCGAATCACATTGCTGACCAATTCTTTGCATCTGTTTATCCTACTATCTCTTCTGGTCAAAGAACAAAAGTCATAGTCGTATCCACACCACACGGTATGAATCATTTCTACCGAATGTGGCATGATGCTGAAAGAGAGAAGAATGAATATGTCCCAACTGAAGTTCACTGGTCTGAAGTGCCAGGCAGAGATTCATATTGGAAAGAACAAACAATTGCAAACACATCTGAACAACAGTTTCGTGTTGAGTTCGAGTGTGAGTTTCTAGGATCTGTTGATACATTAATCGCACCATCCAAACTAAGAACGATGGTATATGAAGAACCTGCACAACGAAATGCTGGATTGGATATCT